AGGGTAGCTCAGCTGGGTATGAACAACCCGGCCTCAACCTTCTGGCAGCTCATACCGGGCTCCTACATAGTGGATCACTATGTGGCTATCGGTACGTGGCTCGCGAGCTTGGGCGCCGTTGACGGAATGAAGTTCTATTCCGGCAGCATGACCAAGTATTACGAGATGTTCGCCGAGATAACCTCGGCGGATAAAGCGACGGGTGCGTTTTACGGTTCCAACAGAATCGTTGAAATGCAAAGGACCCCTTACAACGGGTTCCCCATACCTATCGCTCCCTTGAGTATGAGACCCAAGGAGCTCTCGATGGGGCAGATCTTTAACCAGCTCTCCGTCTTGTATCTCTGGATGACAGGAAAGCCTATTGACCTCCGTCAGTAGGTGTAACTGTTGTTATTCCCATCCGCCGCTGTGAAGCGCCGGGTGGACCGTCCGACCTGTAATCTCGCGGGTCGCTCGCGCCGCAGACATGAAGTCTGTAGCTAACCAACAATGCGCCTTGTTTGGCGTACATTCCGCTTTGCCCCTAGGAGGGGCTAACACAATGACCATGACGAATATCGTCATCAATGATGGTGCCACGACTCCGGTCTCGCATACGTTCACAGCGCAGAACAGCCAACAGTCGCCCACGGGGTTTGCCCTGTGGTACGAGAAGGTGGCTGCGTTTTCTCTGCTCCTGTGGCCGAGCATCAAGACCAAAGTCACGCTTGCTGCTGACAAGAACAAGCTTCATGTCATGCAGATGCAGGTACGCATGCCGGTCGGTAGTGTGGTGGATGGTGCGGAGGTATCGCAGGGAGATATCAGTGGGTTCATCACCTACATGGTTCCCTATGCCCTCAACACCAACGAGAACCTCAAGAAGTTCCATGGGCTTGTCAAAAACGCCCTTGCGAACCCGGAGGCAACGTCGGTCTTCCAAGACCAGCGTCCCTCCAATTAACCGGAATATTGGTTAGTGAACATTCTTGCGGGTCCGCGCAAGCGGATGAACAGGACGGCGCGTGAAAAAGCGCCGTTCCTCATTGACCCGGTCCGTACAATGGGCTACTTATCTCTAGGAATACTCCTATGGTCAGTGACAAATCTCGTGCTCCTCGGAGCCCGAATGCTGCCGTTCGTTTCAGTCTCCCTGAATACGCCAGAAGGCTCGGCCACCTCTTCTCAGCAGAAGCTGAGTTCAGAGGACCGGGTCCAATCTGTGCCGTCGCAGGGGCTGGTCATCCTACCGGTGAACTCCACCGGGCCGTAAGTTATCTGTTTGGTGAGTTATTCTCCAAATTTGATGACGAAAAGGCCTCCGAGAGTAAGCTGGAGACCTGTCTTAAGCGGTTTCACACCGCCGAAGAACTGTGCCGCGATACAAACTGGAGGTTCAAAGAGAGGAACTTCTTATACTCAGGGACTACATCCCCTGGGTATACTCCCGCTAAAGCCATGTGGCTCGCGAGGAGAAAAATCGAAGAACTTCTCGGCGAATACTCCGACGCGGAGATTTTGCCGTACTGTGGTTTTGGCCCGGGTGCAACAACACGCATACCGCGGTCTGAAGCACATCTCGTCGCAAAACTAGGGGGTATCCCCCAGGCAACTCGCGAAGCCAGCTCCTTCGTGCGGGATATTCTCCCGCAGTTCCCGGTATGGGAAGACTATCTAAAAAGTCAAGGTGCCGCGTGCCAAGTGGTGCGTGGTAACAAGCTGGTGTCAGTTCCGAAGAACTATAAGTCCGACCGCATGATCGCTATCGAGCCCGACTGGAATTTGTTCCTCCAGAAAGGGATCGGGGGCGTGCTACGGCGTCGGCTTCGGAAGGTTGGGATTGAACTTACGGACCAGAGCAATAATGCATTCTGTGCCGGCCTTGGATCCCTTTACGGGGACCTTGCCACCATTGACTTGTCGATGGCGTCGGACTGTGTTGCTGTGGAACTTGTGAGATTTCTCCTTCCGGCTGAGTGGTACGATGCTCTAGAGCAGTGTCGCAGTCCGCTTGGCGCCTTTGCTTCTGGTGATCGTCGTGAGACGATTTGGTTTAATTACCAGAAGTTCAGTAGCATGGGCAACGGTTACACGTTTGAGTTGGAGACCCTGATATTCTGGGCTCT